TATGAAGCGTTATTAGCAATTCAACAAAAGTATGGTAAGAATACAGTTGAAACTACAATCCAAATTGATAAGACTAAAGAAGATATAAACAAAAAAGAATATGAGAAACAATTAGAATCATTAAATAATCAATATGCAAATCTTGACAATGATTTAGAAAAGAAAAAAGAATATAATGAAAAACTTTTAGTACTTCAAAAAACATTTAAGGAAAAAACTATTGAAACTGAAAGAGAAATTGAAAAAACAAAAAAACAAATTGAAGAAGAAGAAATAGCTCGTAAAAAATCAAACATAGAAGCCATTGGCTCAATTGCGCAAACGGCTGCAAATATTGGTAGCTTCATTGCAGATAGGTTGAAAGGTGATAATGTTAAGGATAAAGAACGACAAAAAACGGCAGTAAGAGTAGGAGCGGCTAGTTCGATTGCGGGCGTTATAGGACAAACAGCAGCAGCGAATGCTGGCTTTTTAGCAAACCCAGCATCGCTATCGACTTTAGGACTTGCAGCAGCCGCACCGATTGCAGCAAGTATCGCATCAAGTACGATTGCCATTGCTAATATTTTAAACCAAAAAAACAAAGCCATCGCTGAAATTGACAATGCAACGGATAACTCAAATTCAAGTGGTGGCAAAGCACCATCCAAATTCGCAACGGGTGGACTTGTAACTGGGATGGGTACTTCAACATCGGATAGTATCATGGCTAGATTGTCAAATGGTGAATCGGTTATCAATGCGAAATCTACTGCAATGTTTGGTAATTTACTTTCAAATATCAATCAAGCGGGTGGCGGTGTTGCGTTTGGCAATCAAAATAACGCAAATCCGATATTTAAAACATATGTCGTTGCAAGTGAGATGACCTCACAAATAGAAGCCAATTTAAAATTAAAACAAATAGCACGTTTATAATGAATAGAAAATTAATAGAATTAGTAATTAGTGACGAAGGTGGAGTGGATAAAATTTCACTCGTTGAGGAGCCAGCCATCGAAGTAGATTTCATGTACTTTAAAAAAGAAACTGAAAAGTATCGTTTCGATAATGATTTGCAAATTGTTATAGGGCCAGCTATGATCCCCGACTTGAAAATAATTCGAGTTGATGACAAAGGCAATTACTACGATGTAGTATTTAGCAAAGAAACTATTTTGAAGATTGCTAAAAAATTCATGAAGGAAGCTCGCACAAACGATGTGAATCAAGACCACGAAAACAAAAAGAAAACAGGAACGTATGTTTATGAATCTTGGATTGTTGAAGATGAGAACGATAAGGCAATTCAAAAATATGGTTACGATGTGCCAGTAGGAACGTGGATGGTATCAATGCAAGTAGAAGATAAAGAGACATGGCAAAGAGTTAAAAATGGGGAGTTAAAAGGCTTTAGCGTTGAAGGTGTATTCGAGGAATATGAGAATGAGGAATTATTCAACAAGATAAAAGGCATCGTAGAATTTGACGAAGATAAGGCTTTGGAACTTGCGAAAACTTTAGGAATAAAAGCAAGTGATATGGAAGAATTTGACTTGGTAGAAGTAGACGAAAATTTCATACGACCGCAAGGATATAAAGAAGGATTGACAGTTTACAAATACGATGGGCCGCCAGCTGAAAGAATCTTTTGTAGAACAATGTTATCTTTAGAAACGTATTTCACGTTTGAGGAAATTAAAGCAATCGCACAAGCTCCCGTTAACCCTGGTTTCGGCCCACGAGGTACGGATATTTACGACATTTGGAAATACTCGGGCGGTGCTAACTGTAAACATTTTTGGCGTAAATATTACATCAACGCTAAAGAGAAAGTAATAAACAAAGGTAGAGCGCCAGGACTTGCTGGAACAGCTCCATATGACCAACCAAATCATGGTTTTTTACCCAAAAGCGAAAAATAGTTATTCACAAAAATTGTTAAAAACTTTAAAACCAATATATAAGAACATGTACAAGATTAAATTAAACCAAATTAGAGCACTACTAGGCGTAGAAGTGTCTTTAGAAAAATTAATTTTAGCTGATGGAACTGAATTATCTACTGAAAAATTAGAAGTAGGTTTCCCAGTTTTTGATGCTGAAAATAACCCAGTTGGAGCTGGTGAACACACATTAGTTGACGGCACAATTTTTATGACAGATGAACTTGGTGTTATTACCGAAGTTATCAGAGTAGAAGAAGAAATGCCTGAAGTAGAAGCACCAGTTGAAGTATCAATCGAAGCAGCTGAAGTTGAAGAAGTTGCAGTTGATCCAATGGTGTTAGTTTACGAAACTATCATGGAGTTAAGCAACGAAATTTCTAAATTAAAAGAAAAAGTTAGCATGTTCTCAAAAGCGCCAGCGGTTGCACCAATCAAAAAAACTGATAACGAAGTTATCGAAACAACATTCTCAAAATTAGAAAGATTAAAATCAATTAAAAACCAATTAAAAAAATAAAAAATGGCATTCGATTTACAATTATTACCAAATTATACAGACCAATTATCAACCGACCTTATCAGTGAGGCGTTGTTAAAATCATTTACTACTGACTTCGTTACTATTCAAGCTGGTAAAACTGCGGGAACTTCTGCAATTAACGTTATGAATTCAAATGTTGACATTATAGATGCAACTTGTGGATTTGCAGCTGGTCAAGTAGGTGGAAACGAAACAGTTTTCTCTCAAATTCCTTTAGTAGTAGGTTCTAAAATGTTAAAGGAGCAATTATGCCCTGAAGATTTAAGAACTAAATGGACATCTTCTCAATTAGGTGCGGGTGCAAATCAAGAGACAGTTCCTTTTGCTGAATTAATCGCAAACAACAAAATGTCAAACATTGCTAAATATGTAGAAAATACAATTTGGCAAGGTGATGGAGCTACATTAGATGGTTTATTAGACCAATGTTTGAATACAAACGGAACTATCAATTCAGCGGGCGCTTATGCACAATGGACTACTTCAACTGCGATTGCAGAATTTTGGTTAAACGTAGGTTCATTAACTCCTGAATTACAAACTGAAGATGATTTAATCATGTACACTTCATATGCTAACTATCAAGCGTTAGTTGGTGCATTGATTAACACAGGCGCTTCAATTATCGGTACTTTCGCACAAGTTAGCAATGCAAGTGGTGTTAACGCTCCAAGTTCATTCGTTTTCCCTGGTACAAACATCACAGTGTTTGCAGCACCTGGTATCAATGATCCATTCCGTGTAATCTTAGCTCCTAAAAAATACATTTTCTTCGGAACTGGTTTATTAGATGAGATGGATACGTTCAAATTCTACTACAACCAAGCAGATGACGTTATGAATTTCAATGCTAAATTCAGACTTGGAACAGCGGTTTATGCTTCTCAAGTAGTATCAAACAAATAATCATAAAAAAGGGAGCTAAAAACTCCCTTATTTTTAACTTTAAAAAATATTTAAAAAATGGCATGTAGCATATTAAGCACGATGAACTTGGATTGTATGAGCGCACTTGGTGGCGTAAATACTATCTACGTTTTTGCGGGCGACAATTTTGAAATCCAAACAGTTACAGCGGGCGAAGTAACTTTGGCTGGTGGTAGTGGAGATTTCTTTCAATACAAATTCGCAAAAGATACAGCGAAATTAACAGAAACAGCAACTATCTCAAACGCAAACGGAACAGTTTTTTACACAACTGAATTAAGCGTAAACATCTCAAAAAGAGACGTTGCAAAAAGAAACGAATTTTTATTGTTAGCAAAGAATCGTGAGATTAGAGTTATCGCAGTAGATAACATGGGTCAATACTGGTTGTTAGCTAACACACGTGGTGCAGTTTTATCTACAATGGTAGGTGAAGGCGGTCAAGCAATCGGAGACATGAACGGATATACATTCACGTTTCAATCAATGGAAGCGGATCCAATGCCAGCATTGAGTTCAGCTAGTAGAACAGCAATCGCAGCAATCGCACCAGGTGCAACAGCAGCAGTTGGTGGATTTGATTTCAATACTTCAGCTAACTAATATTAACCTTTAAAAAAATAGGGCGGTGCGGTCAATCGCATCGCCTTTTTTTATGTCATGATAAATTTAATAGAAGGAAAAAACGAGTTTATAATTTACGGAGACTTTACTCAAAACATGAATGACTATCAAATCCATTTATTCAATGGCTTTGATAGGATTGAGCACATTTGTAAATTAGAGAACAAAACAAGTAGTACAAGATTTGCAGAATTTACCATTTATATTAACGATGGTATTACAGCCGATTATCATTTGAACGGATTGCCTTTTGGTAATTTTGATTATACGATTAATATAGGGAATGTAATTTACAATCGTGGTCAAGCATTTTTGGCTGGCGATACCGAAGTACAAAAAATTGAATATATATCCGATAATGAAAAAAGCGAAAGCGTAATTTATGTAAGCTAATGAAGACAATAATCGACACATTAAAAGAGCCCGTAAACGTACTAAACGCAACGACTTTCGGAGTAAGTTTGACGACATTGCCAGAAGATTTAAAAATAGTTTTCTACATTGTATCAATTATTGCATCAATATTGGTTAGCGTGAAGTATTTTTACGAAATTATTTCATTGCGAAAAAACGCTAAAAAAGATATTTAATAGTATATGAACAGTTTTGCATTCAATTCAATCTCACAAATCCAAATAAATTTACCTACGTTCTCGGAGCGTGGTTCAAAAAAATGGATAAGCTACGGAGAGGACAATTTATATCCTCAATTTATAGCGAGCTTATTTTTGCGTTC